ACACTGTACGTGCAGGGTTATTGTTTGTAATATCTAGAGACCTTGTAAAGGACACTTATACCAGAGACATGATGCCAGTTCTTTGGGCTAAGTGGTTGGCTAACTATAAACGCATGGAAACAGCACATGAGAAAAACGTATGGAACGCCCATCCAAGTGGGCTATGCAAGCGACATTGTGTTGTTTTGGAGTGTGTTCACAACGGGAGCAACTAGATGCCCTACACCAAAAAACCAAGACCATATAAAAAAGAGTATAAAAAACAAAAAGAGCGTGGGGAGCATCCCGACAGAATGGAACGCCAACGTGCAAGACGTGCATATGATAAGAAAGGCATTAAGCGCAAAGGCAAAGATGTAAGCCACAATAAAGCATTAAGTAAAGGCGGTAGTAATAAAGACGGTACAAAGCTGGAAAGCCCAAAGAAAAACCGCAGCCGCAATTATAAAAAGAAAAGTTAGTGACTCACTAACAAGGAGAACGCAGTGGAAATTATTGAAAATGGTAGAGCCTTGTTGTTACGGTTACGGAACCCACAACAGGTAACGGAAGTCATACCCAAGAGTAAAGCTTTATCCGATAACAAGGTTTTGGTTAAATGGGGTGTTGATGAAACACAAGTGCTTAAGAACTTAAATATTCAAGCACCTTCACCCATAGAAAAACAATATCAATGGACAGGTACGCATAGTCCATTTGCACACCAGAAAACTACCTCTGCCTTTCTTACACTAAATAGAAAAGCATTCTGCTTCAACGAGCAAGGCACAGGCAAAACCGCCAGCGCTATATGGGCATCAGATTTTTTACTTAATAAACAAGTAATTAAACGAGTGCTAGTTATCTGCCCGCTCTCGATCATGGATAGTGCATGGCGTGATGACTTGTTTACATTTGCACCGCATAGAACTGTAGATGTGGCTTATGGTAGTGGTAAGAAACGTAAAGAGATAATCGAACAAGGTGCTGAGTACGTAATCATAAACTACGATGGTGTGGCTATAGTTAAAGACGAGATAGCAAACGGTGGGTTTGATTTAATTATTGTTGATGAAGCCACACACTACAAGAATGCGCAGACAAACCGTTGGAAGACACTCAACAAGATTATGACCCCTGATACGTGGTTGTGGATGATGACTGGCACTCCAGCAGCACAAAGCCCTATGGATGCTTATGGTCTGGCAAAGCTGGTCAACCCGACATCTGTGCCACGTTTTGCTAGTTCTTTCCGCGATCAGATTATGATTAAGATATCCAACTTCAAGTGGATACCCAAAGAGACAGCAACTGACACTGTGTTCCGCGCACTGCAACCAGCCATACGTTTTACCAAGGACGAGTGCCTTGACCTACCCGATATGGTGTATGTAAAGCGTGAGGTTGAACTAACCAGACAACAAAAGAAATACTACGAAGAACTACGTAAGAAGCTGGTTATGCAGATCACAGGTGAACAGATCACTGCTGTAAATGCCGCCGTAGTTATGAGTAAGCTACTGCAAATATCGGCAGGGGCTGTGTATACAGACGAAAGTGATGTGCTGGAGTTTGACATATCACATCGTTACAAAGTGTTACGCGAAGTGATTGATGAGTCNAGCCAGAAAGTTTTGGTATTTGTACCATTCAAACATGCGATTGATATACTTACAGAAAAACTACGCAAGGATGGTATTACCACAGAGGTAATTCGTGGTGATGTATCTGCGCCCAACCGCACACAGATATTTAAAACTTTTCAAGAAGCACCGAACCCACGGGTGCTTGTCATCCAGCCCCAATCTGCTGCACATGGTGTCACGTTAACAGCAGCGAATACTGTAGTTTGGTGGGGGCCAACCAGTTCTCTAGAAACGTATGCACAGGCTAACGCTCGTGTTCATAGATCAGGGCAGAAACACAAATGCACCGTTGTTCAGCTTCACGGATCACCCGTAGAGAAACGTGTTTACACACTGTTAGATAACAGAATAGACGTACACACAAAAATGATCGACCTTTATAAAGAACTACTTGACTAACACACATACCGTCACTACATTGTATGAAACAATACGTTTAAGGAGAACGGTATGGGCGACATAACCGCAGATAAGCTGACCAAGGCTTACATTAGAATCCGTGAAGAACGGGCGAAGCTGTCGGCAGAATTTAAAGACAAGGATTCTGTTCTCTCTCGTCAATTAGAGAGAATTAAACAAGGACTACTCGACTACTGTAATGCACATAACGTCGAGAGTGTAAGGACTTCCGAAGGATTGTTTTATAGATCTGTAAAGCAAAAGTTTTGGACTAATGATTGGGAGAAGATGCACGAGTTTATTAAAGAGCATCAAGTGCCTGAGTTATTAGAGAAACGTTTGAACCAGACAAATCTTAAACAGTTCTTAGAAGAAAACCCTGAGTCAAAGCCAGAAGGCTTGAATATAGACTCTGAATACTCAATAGCTGTGAGGAAGAAATAATGGAACCAAAATATGTGCCTATTGAAGATGTAGCTAAACACTTTAGTGTTTCTGTATCGACAATCCGTGCTTGGGTTCGTCAGGATCAGATTCCACAGGATACTTACATTCGTGTTGGTAACACCTACAGATTCTGCATTCCTGATATATCAGAAGCACTAACAACGAAGAAGACTGAGACTGTAGAAGAGCCTGTTGCACAAATGTCCACACAGGAAGAAACAGTAGGGTCTAAGGTGGCAACGGATGAAGATGCTGACCTATTAGAACTACTTGACGAAGATCAATAAGACATCGGGAGAATGACATGTCTGAAATTGTAAACACAAAATACACTCTAGAAAACGTAGAGGCTATGTGGCCTCGTATTAATCGCACCTATAAGTTTGATGCGAAAGAGAAAAAATCTGTACCATGTGATGCGTTTGATGATGGTGCAGCGTACACACTTCAGTTCCGTATGACTGAGGCACAGGCTAAAGAACTGTATAAGCGTATGAAAACTGCTTATGCTGCGAAACAGGCAGAAAATTCTGAATGGCCTGACAAGTTTCCAATGCCTTTTAAGAAAGATGATGATGGGTCATTTACCCACAAAGCAAAACTAAAAGGTGCATATGGAGCGGAAGCTACTCGTAAACCTGCACAATATTCTGCATCTAATAAGAAACTAGACGATGATTTCTTGCTGACCAACGGAAGTACAGTTAACATTGCTGTCGTATTTACTCCGTATAATGGGGCGATGGGTGCTGGAGTATCCTTACGCTTAGATGCGGTGCAGGTTATTGACCTTAAGCCTATGGAAGAACAATCACCGTTTGGTGCGGTAGAGGGTTTTGAAGATAGTCCAAAAGAAGACGACAACCCTTTTGAGGATGTAACAGTAGATGAACCAAAGAAGGCGGTAAAGAAAACTGCACCTGCTGCACCAGAAAAGGGTAGTGATGATCTAAGTTCTATCATAGACGATTGGGACGACTAATAACCAAAAATACTGCGGCTAGGCTATGGCTGAACTGGGTGTGTACCGACACCCTTGCCGCAGTGCCTCTCGGTTTTGGTGTTAGTTATTATGGAAACAAGAACTTTTTTAAGGGCAGCACTAGCAAACGAAGGACACTATTGTGTTTTTGCTTCTCGCGCCCATGATGATCGTAGAATACAAAAATTTTATGAGTCGATAGATCAGGTAATAGACGCCGCACAAAATATGGATGCGGAAGGTTATGATGCGTACTACGCCCTCGCTACATTCAAAGAAGCAGGGTCACGCAAAGTAGATAATGTTAAATATTTAAACTCGTTATTTCTTGATCTAGACTGTGGCGCAAGCAAGGACTATGCGACTCAATCAGATGCTATTGGTGCGCTGAAGCATTTCTGTAAGAGATTGTCCTTACCTAAACCTGTTATGGTAAACTCTGGTCGCGGTGTGCATGTGTACTGGATGTTGAGCGAACCTGTGGGTCTAGATGATTGGTTGCCAGTAGCAGAGCGATTGAAAAAACTGTGCGCTGACAACAATTTATTGGCTGATCCTGCGGTCACTGCAGATGCGGCTCGTGTGTTGCGTATACCTACAACTCATAATCACAAGGATGACCCTCCTACAGCAGTAAACTTTTTCTTCGAGACTGCTATAAAGCCAGTGGATTTTGATGCGTTTTCTGAACTATTAGGCAACAATCCTATACCTGTGCCGAAGCGTTATACTCCTGATGGCAACAATGCAGTCACGACTACACTCAACAGTAATATGGAAAGTACGTTTCGTGAGATACTACGCAAGACACAACAAGGACGTGGTTGTAAACAGTTACGAAACATAATGGTTAATCAAGAAGAGTGCATCGAACCCATGTGGAGAGCGGGGCTATCCATAGCTAAGTTCTGTACAGATGCCGATAAAGCTATACATGCAATATCAAAAAAGCATCCAGATTACACAGCAAGCGCTACACAAAAGAAGGTAGACCTTATAAAAGGTCCGTACTTGTGCGCTAGATTTGATGAGTATGAGTCAGGTATATGCACCGAATGTCCACATTGGGGCAAGATAAAATCACCTATAACATTAGGTAAACGTATACGCGAAGCCACGGACGAGGACAACATTGTTGAGGCTCCAGCCGAGAACCTCCCAAACAACCCCGTAAACCAGTATGTAATCCCTGCATATCCCCGTCCATACTTCCGTGGTGCAAACGGTGGGGTGTACATCAGGACTGTTAACAGCGATGGAGATCCTGACGAGAAAGTAATATACCATAACGACTTATACGTTGTTAGACGACTGCGCGACGTGGAGCTGGGTGAAGCTGTTGTAATGCGATTACATTTGCCTAGAGATGGTGTGCGTGAGTTTACTTTGCCGCTAACTGCGGTTACTTCTAGAGAAGAGTTCCGAAAATATATGTCCATGCAAGGCGTGGCAGTAACAAAGATGGATGAAATTATGTCGTATACAACAACATGGGTGAACGAGCTACAAGCTAACAGCACTGCGGATCAAGCACATAGACAGTTCGGTTGGACTAACGAAGACGGTGGTTCTTTTGTGCTTGGTAATCAGGAAATATTTAAAGATAAAGTCGAGTTCAATCCACCATCTAATCAGACAGCAGGGTTGTTTGCTTCTTTTGAGCCGCGAGGCACGATGGAGAAATGGAAAGAGACCTTAGATTTTTATAATCGTGATGGGTTTGAACTACACCAGTTTGTAGTAGGCACGTCGTTTGGTTCTGCTCTTATGCAGTTCTCACCAATTAAATGTGCGGCCTTGCATATATACAGCAAGGACTCTGGTGTAGGTAAGACTACCGCCATGGAAGCAGGGGTTTCCGTGTGGGGTAAGCCCGAAGACCTGATTACCACAGAGCGTGACACATATAACACCAAGATGAACAGAGGTGAGGTGTATCATAACTTACCGTTATATATGGACGAGTTGACCAACTCACATGGCAGGGAACTTAGTAACCTTGCATACCAACTTACTGGTGGTAGGCAGCGTGGTCGTATGGCTAGTGGTAGCAATACAGAGCGACATCGGGGTGAGGCTTGGAGTTTGTTATCCGTTACCACAGGCAACACCAGTATTGTTGAGCGTATCAGTATTATAAAGGCTATGCCCAAAGCAGAAGCACAGCGCATTTTGGAGTGCCGTGTAAAACGTATGCACTTTGAAACAAAGGAAGAGACAGATAAATTTTCTGCTGCAATACAAGATAATTACGGACACGCAGGCATAGAATACGTGCAATACCTAATGAATAATTTAGAGGACGCAAAGAAACTGTTAGCAGAAGTACAAGCACGGGTGGACGCTGAAGCCAACCTTACTGCTGAAAACAGGTTTTGGTCTGTGCTTATAGCAGCAACAGTAACAGGACTTATACTTGCAAAACGTGCAGGACTTGTGAACTATAATACTAAGAAAGTATTTAAATGGGGCGTAGAGCAGCTTAAAGAAAACAAACGCCAAGTCGAGGACATGAGTGTAGGTGTAGAAGAAGTGCTTAACGATTATATACATGAACACTGGAGTAACGTACTGTGGATCAAGAGTACAGATGATTTGCGCAAGCAAAACACAGACGCTGAGTCGGTTGTAATCCCAGAAGCACTACCTAGAGGTAAGCTGGTTGCTCGTTACGAAACAGATTTAAAACGTGCATATCTAGTGCCAAAGCCATTGAAGGCTTGGTGTGGTGAACAACAGATAAACTATAACTCGTTTGTATACGATCTTAAATCTAAGTTGGGGGCGCGTAAGTCTAAGATGCGTTTGAGTAAAGGTACGCACATGAACCTACCGCCAACTGATGTAATTATTGTCGATTGTTCAGTGGAGAGGATAGATGGAGAAACGATACAAGCGTGAGTACGTAAGAATAAGTGACAGATGTTGGGGTAGCCTAGAGTTGCGTGATAAAGCACAAAGAGAACAAATGTTCGCGCCGGTTAAATCAAATTTACCTAATGATGCATTTGCAGACGATGATCCAGAAGCTGACTATGATATACATAAGAAATATTACCCCCAACCTACGATGGTGTTAGGTCATGCAGGGAGTTCTGAAGACTGATGATCTTAACCCTGATGGAGTACGGGTTGTGGTAAATTGGGATAACATGGTGGTCAGCGCATCTATATTTGTTCCGTGCGTTGACACTGACAAGGCTATAAAACAGGTAAAAAATATAGCATTAATAAAGGGTTGGGAGATAGTGACCCGTGTTACAATAGAGAATAATAAATTTGGCTTGCGGGTTTGGAGAATGACGTGATAACTTGTATAGGACAGTTTCCTTCGTTGACTGTCGTTCTCCCTTAACTAGCCCCTCGCTTCGGCGGGGGGATTCTTTAATCTGCGATGCCTAAATCCTGCCACAGCGTTATGGTGTCATCATACTCTGCTGCATCTTCCATAAGTTCATTTCGCATACGAGGATTGATTACGATGCCATGATGCATACGTGAAGTGGTGCGTTGGTGCGCTTTCATAGACTGCTTGAACGATTTATTTGTAATTGCTGTAGATGGGAACCTTTTGTTGTATTTAATTATTTCTTTCATAATAGCTTCCATTTCGGAAGTATCGCCTTGCCTTGCTGCTACATAATATCTTTTATATAGCTTGCTTTTTTGTTCGCCAGCGGCACGCTCTTTTCTTTTGATACGTGCATTCTCTTGTAATTGTTTGGTATATTCTGCGGGGGCAAAACCTAGCAACTGCCCGAATACATGCCCTGCTCCAATGTCTCCTACTATGGGGTCGCCCCGTAACGTGTTAGCACCTTCTGTAGCAAACCTATAACTTTTTAAGACGTTACGTATAGCTGCTGGTGACATTGCTTCAATACCACGCTCTACATTACCGTCTGCTATCATGCCTACACCACGCTCCATGTTTAGCGCGGTTCCCACCACAGGACCACCAACCATTTCAATGGCATCATAAAACAGACTTTGATCTTTTTGGACTAGGCGATCACGGAAGATAAGATCGGACAGACCCATACGACTTGCTACATCCACACCTAGTAAATAGTTACCAAGTCCACCATAGAAGCCCTCACCCAAAAACTTACGCATTGTAGTGTCAAAGTCATCTTCGTCTTCATCTCCGAATATAAGGTCTATGACGGAACCAATAGCCCCCATAAGTGGAATACCTTGCGCTCCACCTATAATACCTGCCATGCCCACAGTCCCTGCTAACTGTTTACGAGCTACTAATTTATCTGCAGGAGAACCTTTGATTGCTTCCTTTGATAGTTTGGCAAGGTGATACGTCATGGATATACCAAAACGTTTAAACAAGAACATAACTTTACCAATACCCCTTTGCGCATATCTAGGTGCGCCAGTAGCGATGGCACCGCCGTTGGTAAGTTCTGTTACATAGATGGCTTTTTCTGCGGCTTCTGTTCTTGCGGCATCGTTTATAGTTTTGCCAGCTTTGCGCATTGCGCCTAATTCTAAATCATATGCAGTCATCAATGCTACTTGACGGTTCATACGCTCACCGTGGTGGAATATCCATCCAGATACAGCGCCTATCTTTCTCATTGGACTATCTATTCTGTCCATGTCCAACATGTCATAAGTTATTGAACGGTTTAACTGCCCCATGCGCCCAGCTACTTCAGCTAGTACCTTATACTCCTTAACTTCTTTTGGTGTGTTGGGGTCGTCAAAATCATAATTGTCCAGTGATGGTGTAGCGGATGTAGTTTCTTTTATTTTACCATCAGGGCCAATCGTTTCTGAGGTGCGTTTAAAACCACTATTTTTAAACATGCGCATGGCTCTACCCGTGGCTTTCATAGTTTCAGAGTAACCATACTTACCGCCAAGGTAGGGCATAACCACCATCGGTAGTTGTGAGAAGTTAACCACGGCAGAGGATATGTTTGCGCCAAGGGTCATAACAAACCCACCAGTTGTAAGTGCTTGCGCCCAGTTTTCTACGTTAGGGTTTTTAGCCCAGTCTGCACGTTGATCTAACTCATTAGCCAAAAGAACAGAAGTATCATCATTTTTTTCTACAGTCTTGACATGCTCTTTTATTTCTTTCTGCACGGCAGATATTTTTTGTCCGTACTCCATTTGCACAAGCTGTCGTGATAGTGAGCTAGTTCTCTTGCGAAGCGCACCAATGGCATCTCGCTCAAACCCAAGCGTGCCTTTACGATTTCTAAATGACTGTGCAAATGACCGCTCTGGAAGAGAGTCAAGAAATAACCGCATTATCTGTTCTTTGACTTCGGCATCTACATTGTTTGTCTGTAATGTCTGAAGCACGTCGTTAACAAATGATGTAGGTGGCGCCTTATCGTAACTGACTTCTGATAGATTAGAGAACGATTGAAAGTCTTTAGCCTCTGCATCAGGGTCTGCTTCCATAACCCTTTGCGCTTCTCTTCTATCTGTCTTACTTTCAAACGCTTCAACATAAAACTCCATGTTACCTGTGCGAGGGTCTCGCGCACTATAGGATAACCAGTACCCGCCACTACGAGTTAACGGGAAGTAAGGCTCAATAACACCGTTGTCGTAGAGAGCATTGTATACCTCTGCAAACACTTTTTTACGTGTAGGCTCATCAGAAATACCCTCGTCAATCTTGCTTTTAAGTATCCTACCCATCTCGTCATAGAGTTTTTTGTAGGTATTACGCATAGACTTGTAATGAGCTTGCCCTTCCTCACCAAGTGAGTTCCAATCGTCTTGCATGGCTTTCCATGCGTCTAACTTTTCTCCAGTGTAATCACTTTTGGGCTTTGAGGGATCAACCTGCTCTAATGTACTGTTGTAGATTACATTATTGAAAGCGTCTAATTTATCTTGATTCTTGCTGCCCCACGCAGACACTCGTTTGACCACTGGCTCAATCATACTGTTCATCTCAGTAACTTTGCCACTTGCCTCAAACGTCAGTTTTTCTAGTTTAGTTGCCATGGGTATGCGGGCTTTTGCAACATCGACTAAGGCATTGATTGGTAGCAACCCGAGCATAAAGTTCTTTGCCTTGTCAGGGAATCTATCTGCAAGAACTTCTTTTACACGTTTTATGCCAGCAGCATCCCATGTGGGGGTATTCTTAACCATGTTATCAATGATTGCTTTAGCCTTATCTGGCACCATGGTTTGCATGTAAAGTCTGCCAGCACCACGAGATTCTGGCGCAGGTGCAAGCATGGCTTCAATTAGCTTATCTGCTTGGTTAAGTGCAGAGTCCACAGGCTTTGTCTGCATACCCATGGCACGGCGTAAAACGTTAGCAACAGAATTAAAGAACCTTTGCAATGCGCTGATAGGTTCACCTTTTACGTTTATCTGCGCTAATTTTTGTTGGAACTCTGGGTTGCTGAATGTCTCCGCTACAAATTCATCTACGTTCTGTGACCCGTATGCAGTGTCTAATGAGTCTTTCACTTCATTAAATAATTTGGTGAGTTGTTTGGTCAACGGGTGTGACTTGTTAGCCAGTGTCTGTGATGTCGCAGCGTGTGTCATCTCATGCAGAATAGTATGTGGGTTGATACCAGTTTCTGCGTTGAGTGTTATTGTGTTGGTCGCGGGGTCAAACATACCAGCCACAGGGTTACCAGATTCATCAGCAACGAACTGCCTTACTTGCACTTTTGTATCGCCAGCAACTTTAGCCAACGCCCCTGCAAGTTGTGATATACGCCCACTAGGAGATGTAGACTGTATCGCCCGGAGCGCTTCTACTAACTTACCTTGTCTTAACAAGTTACCAATCACAGGATGTGTCGGTATGTCGAGACCTACTACAGCGTTCTCGCGTAAATAGTCAGGAAGCAAGTCTAAATCTTCTTGTGTAAACTCAAGAAACTCACTTTCAGCTTTAGCACGGCGTTCTTGTGCTATATCTTTTTTAATCAGTTTATCTCTTAGCTCTTGTTCTTTTGCTTTCTTACGCTCAGTCTCCACAAAATCTACGCTACTATTCTGTCGTCTAATTGAATCTTCTAACGACTGTTGGTGCATTTCAACTAACTTATCTACAGCCGCGTTGGTTTCTGCACTTAAATTTTCTTTTACCCATTGCCTAGCACGAGTGGCTTCTTTTTTACCTGTATTTGCAAAATACTCCTTTTCGCCCTTACTCATATCCGGTGTGGATCTAAATACATCTTTCGCAAATACTGTTTCATGCGCTATAACTTCTAACGCATCGTTTGGGTTTTCTTGTTTACTAAAATAAGTTTTTGCGGCTCTAGCTTTTGTTACACTCGCCTTTTCCCCTGTCTGTTTATCTTTTACTTCAGTCTTTATTAACTCAAGTATTTTAGTGTCATCTGCTTCAGTAGTATTTACATCTAGTGATATAGATTCTGTGTCACCATCCTTATTTATAAATGTGGCCTTTGGCACTTCCTTAAACTTGCCAGTGTAAAATTTAACGTCCGCTGCTTCTGCTTCGGGAGAAGTCGGGTCTGCGGCTATTCTTTGTTTTCTTCGTATGTTGGACAGGCTTTTTATTTCTTCTGCAATTAATTTTTGTATTTCTTTTTTAGTTTTAGGTACTTTTTTAGGCACAGCTTTCTTTATTGTCGGCTTTTTAGGTGCGGCTTTCTTTGCCTTTGGTTTTGGCTCTGGCTTTGCTTCTGGCTCTACCTGTGGCTGTACCTGTGGCTGTACCTGTGGCGCAGCTTTTGCCCTTACTGCTTCCTGTGGTCTCTCAATAGCTACCGCTGGTGCTTCAGCAATGGGTTCAACTGTAGGGATGGCAGTGGGTGTGACCGGCTCTAGTGGAGTTGCGCGGCCTGCTGTTCTTCTTGTAGGAGTTGCGGTTTCTACCTGTGGCGCAGTTTTTTCAGCTAATATATTAGGTAGATTATCTTTTAAATTTTTAAAGTCTGGACTTTTCCCAATAACTTTGTTGTCGTTATTTGTGTCTACAGCTTCCCAATCTACACGCTTTCGCACCACTATGCTGGGTTGGTTTTCTACAACATATTCTGCGTTTTCTGGAGATATACCACCTCTCATATCTCCTGTTTTTGCTGCTTTGGTTTTTCTTAATTTAACAGGTTTCTCTGTATCTGGCGCAGCTTCTCTAGATGCGAATAAATCGAGCTGCTCATTTATCTTCTCCTTCGTCTCTGGAGATACTTGAGGGTTTGCCGCATGCTCTCTTAACTGCTGTTGTACTTCAGGCGTGGTAACATCTTTACCTTTAATGCGATTACGGAGAGGCGACGCAGGCTTGATAGCCAAACCATCCATGTCCTCTTCAGTTACGCTGCGAGTCTGGGCAGCAGTGAGCCTTTCAGGCACAAACGGTACTTCGGTGCGTGGTTTTCTCTCACCTTCTACTACTTGAAATTGTTTAGGTTTTGCTTCGGGTTCTTCCACTGGTGCAGGACGTTCCGCCCGTTGCACATCTATTGCGCGTTTGATAGTGTTAGTTTCTGACTCGTTAGGTTGTGTATTAGCGATACCTTGAGCTTCAAGCGCACGGGAAAAATTCTTAGTTAGTGTATCTTCTTGTTTTGTAGGAGTATTTTCAATTACGTCTTGTAATATTGCTGTGCGTCGTCGTTCTGTGGCTTGCTGTTGTTGTGTGTCTAACTGCCCTGCAATAGTTTCAACGTCGGAAGCCGCACGAGTTTCTTGTTCTTGCCTAAGTTCAGCTTCTGCTTTGGCATCTTCATCTAGCATAGCCTGTATTTGTGCAGTCTCATCAGCATCAACCATCTCTCGTAGCTGTGCGGACTCTGCTTCTTCAATCATATCTGGTTGCACAGCTCTTGGCTGTGGAGTAGTGGGTACTCGTTGGTCAAAAAGATCTAGCTGTGTATCTTGCTCTGGCGCAGTTCCTAACTCGCTATCAGGGAACAACTCTCCTTGATCAGGTGCAACTACAGGAGCTGTGGGGGCCGTACCAAGGTCTTCACCTGCAAACAACTCACCTTGTGGATCAGGTTCAGCTTGATCTGTTGGGGTAGGACTAACACCCCTACGTTTAGTAAGAGCATCAACAAACAGTTGTGTGATAGCTCCAGCACCTGCGCCATACCCTGCGTTTTCTGCTGTGCCTGCAAGAAGACTGACTTCTTCGTTATATCCAGACTCAACAAGATTCTGAAGTAAGTTTGCTGTAGCTTCTTGTGCGCCTTCAAGTCCACCTGTGGTAAGAGCATTACCTACACGCTCACTAATGGTCTCTACTTTATCCGGCCCAAGTTTTTCTAAAACCTTACCAACCACAGGTACATCAACAGCTTTGACAAACCTAGTAATAGGTAAAATTTCAAGGATGCCAATAGGGGCAGCTTTTAGTGCGGCAGAAGATCGTTCTTCTTCAGTGGCTCCAGCAGC